TATCAATCGGGCGATATTATAAGCAATATTTCCTACGGAAAAAACAGCTTATCAAAAAATAGATATTAATTATTAATTTTGCAATATGCCATATTTAATACACAACGACTACCTAAAACAAATACAAGAGGCACAACTGTCCCAACTTGTTACCAATAATGAAAGAATAAGAGTTGCGATACAACAAAGCGCCCAAGCAGAGGCAATTAGCTACTTACGGCAAAAGTACGACATTTCAGTCGAGTTTAACGACACTACTAAGTGGTTAGGGACTAATGTTTACAAGGCTACTGACAGAGTTTATATCGATGCTGACGCTTACGATTCATCCGAAAATTACGCAGTAAACGACTATTCTGTTTATGATGGGAATGTATATAAGTGTACCACTATAACAACGGGGGTATTTGACCCAGCAAAATGGAGTTTAGTAGGCGCTCAATACGACCTATTTTACGCTAAATATCCCGTTCCTTTATTTGATGTGTACGGTTATTACCAAGTTGATGACGAAGTATTTTGGCAAGGCAAGAAGTACAAATGTAAGATTCAAACGCAGTTGATAGGGCATGATACCGCTATACAATACCACTTGTATAGCAATATCCCACTAAACAACGTATTCCCCACAGATAACGTAGCCGGAGCGAAATATTGGCAAGTTGTTTCTACTTACACAGTACCGGCAAACACCGACATTTTAAGCACTGCCTATTGGGCGAAAGGCGATAATCGCGACCAACAAATGTTACTTTATTTTGTCGATATTGCACTTTATCATTTGCATAGCCGTATTGCACCACGAAATATACCGCAGTTAAGAATTGACCGTTATCGTAGTGCTATTGATTGGCTAAAGATGTGCGGTAAGGGCGAAGTAACGCCAAACTTGCCATTAATACAGCCTCGAAGTGGTAGCAGGATTAGATATGGTTCGGCAGTTAAAAACGTAAACAGTTATTAAGATGGCAAACACAATTTTAGATAGAATAAAGAACGTATTTGCGCCAACGGTAAGAGATTTGCCGCCTAAGAACTCGGAGCGCAATTTACGTAACTATATTTCGCTAGTACAATTACAGCGATTAAGGCACGATGTAGCTATGTGGCGCGAGTGTATTCAAGAGGCGGAACTAGCGTACTTCCCACACCGAGTTAAGATGCAACGTATGTACTTAGATACCGTGTTTAACGGTCACACCTACGCGTGTATCAAAAGACGTAAGCAACTTACAATGCTTCGTGAATGGGAGTTCAAAAACAAAGAGGGCGTTGAAAGTGAGCAAAACGAAAAACTACTCAATAAGAAGTGGTTTTCAGATTTGATTGAATACATTTTGGATGCTCGTTTTTTTGGCTATTCATTGATAGCATTGGGGGACATCACAGATGGCAACTTTAACGACCTTTCTATCGTTAGACGCGCCAACGTTTCGCCAGACCGTTTAGTTGTGAATCACTTAATTTACGCTTTGGATGGCGCAAGTTTTATGGAAGATCCGTATTCAGATTGGAGTATTTATGTGCCTACACCTTCAGATAACGGCATCTCAAAATGTGGGTATGGGCTACTATACCAAGTGGCGTTATATGAAATCATTTGCCGTAATTTACTAGGTGCAAATGCTGATGCGGCAGAACTGTATGGGATGCCTGTTCGTGTTGGAACGACAACAAAAACAGACGAGCAAGAGCGCTCAGAATATGCAAGTGCTTTGTCTAACATGGCAAGTAGTGGGTGGATTCTTAAAGACCAAATGGATGAACTCGAATTGCTTGAGTCGAAAGGCAACGGTCAAGGATTTAAAATCTATGCAGACCTTGAACAACGTTGCGAGAAGAAAATCAGTAAAATCATTTTAGGTCATGCTGATGTTCTGGATAGCGTACCGGGCAAATTAGGTGCTGGTGATGGGGATAATTCGCCCGTTGCACAAGCATTAAGAGATACACAAACAGAAGATGGGGCGTTCGTTGAAGATGTAATCAACAACACGGTTATTCCCAAACTGATAAAACTAGGGTTTAAACTTGATGTTAACTACAAGTTCTGTTTTTCAAACAATGAGGAAAATGAATGGGAGGAAAAAAAGGAACGAGAGAAAAATAAATTTATTGCAGACATTGCGTTAACGATGAAAAATGCAGGGTTGGAAATGGACGCGAAGTACTTCGAGGAGCAAACTAGAATACCAACAACACGAACAATTGTAGCGCCAATAACACCATCCAAACCGTTTTCTGAAAATGTGAAAAACAAATTGCAAGCACTGTACAAGTGACGGACGCACAATGCTTAGTAAGTAAATGCTACAGCGATAGCGATTACACTAGATTGATTACGGAGTGTTGCTATAAGTATGTATAGTTTTCGCATAACTGGCGTTTTGTTTCCCCACAAAAATAATCTATTTTTCTATTTATGGTGAAAATTTACGCAGATTGTGTATTTTTGTTCTCAAGGTGAAATACAGCAACAAGCAGATTGACGAACTAATTTCCGGTATTTATGACGGGGTTATAACCGTTGACGATATGCCAAAAAGCCTCTACTACGCTATTGCCGAGTATCTTAAAAAAGCATTATACGATGGGTTTGGAGGCAGTTTGGTTGATTTTGACGGTAAACCACTTGAATTATTAACCGAATTACGCGAAAATATCTACCTATTTAGTGGGGCTAAAACCTATCAAACGGTTAAGGCAATGGAATCCATGCTTACCGAAGATGGCGAAAAGCGAAGTTTTAAAGAGTTTAAAGAGTTTGCCCGCAACGAATACGACCTATTCAATGATACGTGGGCGCGAACTGAGTATGATACAGCAATAGGACAAGGGCAAAACGCGTATTTGTGGAGCAAAATACAAGCCGATAAAGATGTATTGCCACTACTCCAATATACAGCGGTAATTGACGCTAATACGTCAGATATTTGCGCTCCTTTGGATGGTATAATTAAACCAGTTGACGATGAGTTTTGGGATGTGTTTATGCCATTGAATCATTACAATTGCCGATGCTCGGTATTGCAATTAAGCGAGGGTGAAATATCCGAAGATGTAACCGAAGAAACAAAACAAGTTGCTGAAAATATGAACGATGTGTTTAAGAACAACGTAGGTAAAGACGGCTATGTGTTTCCGCCAGACCACCCATATTTTGATGTTGCACCAGAAGATAAAAAACTAGCGAAAGAGAATTTTGGATTTGATATACCAGAAAAAGATTAAGACAAAACACTATGAGCAAAACAGTAATTAACATTCAAAGTTTGGTAGGCACGGTTAAGGCTAAAAAAGAAGACGTGAGCAAGGTTCAAGAAATAGTCTTGAATGCACTTTCTTCATCAACGGGTTCGGTCATAGGCTCAAAACTAGAAGACGTAACCGTGAACATTGAAAATATTGTAAACGAAATTCAGCTAATCGATTAAGCATGGCAGAACGGTTCAATTTTCAACGTGTCATAGCAAATATGGATAGGATAAAAACTACCCTACCAAGAGTATTGGCGAATGAAACGAAAAACTATTTTGTTGGTGAGTTTAACAAACAGCAATGGGATGGTAAACGTTGGCTTGACCCGAAGCGGAAACAAAAAACAACTGGGTCGTCACGCAACCAAAGTGCAACACTTGTGCAAAGCGGTACACTACGTAGAGCAGTAATAAACAGCCTACAGCAAGCTACATTCAAGTTGATTCATTTTGAAGTAAAGGATGTTGCTTATGCGCAAGTTCATAATGAGGGGTTACGTGCAGGGCGTGGAATAGGTTTTCAAATGCCAAAGCGTCAATTTATGGGGCAAACAAAAAAGCTAGGGGAGATTCAAAGGCGGGTAATTGATAAAACAATTGATAAGATATGGCAAGGCTAAAAGGCGTTTTTCAAGAGGTAATGTCGTTAATTAGTGAGAATACTAGCATAGACTACGTGCGCGTATGGAACGACCAATTAGCATCTGTCGAAAGGCAAGAAATGTACTCATTCCCAAACCTTGCGTGTTTTGTCGAAATTGATTTACAAAAGAGTTCGTTAAGTGCCGGTATTGTAGGCGGTGATATATTATTGCGATTCCATTTAGTTCATACCGAACTCGATGCAATGGACGCCACAATGGAGCAAAACTTAACCGTATTCGGCTACCGTGATGAACTGATTGATTTATTGATGTATAAAGAATTGGATGGATGCTCTGGCTTGCAATTTGTCAATGAGCGACCAGACTATAATCACAGTAATGTATATCACTACATATTAGAGTTTAATTGCTCATTTATTGACGATGCAGGGGATAGAACTAAAACTCAAATAATCAAACAGCCATCAACCGATTTACAAGTTAATGAAACAATAGTAACAACGATATGAGTAGAACAGTAGAACAGATACAAGCCGACATTATTACTGACATAGGCAATACGCCAGAACTAAGCTATGTTGATGAAAACGGCATTACAAGAAACATAACTTACAACACTTCAAAGCGTTCAAAATGGAGGTTATGGACGTTTATTGTTTCTTCGGCCATTGCTATACATGAGCAATTTGTTGAGTTGTATATAGCAACAATGGAGGCGATACTGGCTAAAACTTCTGCCGCTTCTCCATTGTGGGTACAAGATAAAATGTTTAAGTTTCAGTATAGCGCAACCGATCCGCAGATTATTCAACTTATAAATACCATTCCGCAATATCCGGTAGTTGACGAAACGAAGCGAATTATAACAGGATGCAGTGTTACTACAGCAGTTGATAGCACGGTTAATATTAAAGTGGCAAAAGGGAATCCATACGTAAGTTTGAGTTCGACAGAACTATCCGCAGCGCAGTCGATGATAGATACTATTGGAATTGCAGGAGTTCAATATGTAGTTACAAGCGGGAACGCAGACCGCATTTATATTTCTGCTGATGTTTATTATCAAGGTCAATATAGCGCAGTAATCGCACAGGCAACAAAATACACGCTAGACGCTTATTTCCAAACGTTGTCACAAGTAAATTTTAACGGCAGTCTAAAGATGACCGATTTGGAAAATGTTATCAGAAACGTTGTAGGAGTTAACGATGTTGTGCTTATCAATGTCGTTGGCCGTCCAGATTCGCCTACTCCATCTAATCCACTAACCAATCCTTATGGAACATATTACATTAAGAATAAGACAACAATAAATAGGTTATTTAACCCGGATGCGGGTTATATAATTGGCGAAGATGTAACAGGATTTACTTTTCTTGATTCAATAAACTTTATTGCTCAATAATGGGATTATTCGATATAAGATTTTCAAACCTTAAAGATAATTTGCTTCCGCCAAATTATCGAACACCAACGCATAAGGCTTGGCTAAAGGCATTTACTAATGCAATACAATATGTGCGCGATAAAGTTCTTGGCGATTACCGAACGGGAAGCAATTACCCTACATGGACAGCTGGCACATACTCAATTCATGACAAAGTAATTTACAATCAAGTTGTTTACGAAAGTCAAGAGGACGGAAATGCCGACACCCCGCCATCTAGTAAATGGGCTGTTTGGTTGCCGTCATTTATTGGAAGCGAAGAAAGGCAGTATTATAACGGGCAAAAAATCGTATTAGAATACGCATTAAATCGGTACTATGGCACTACATTTAGGCAACCGCCATTGGTGAGCGACATATACATTGACAATTTAGGCAGTTCTGTTGTAGGGTTTGTGGTTGGAGTTGACGAGGAATATTGTAGCACAGTTGCGCAAACTGATGTAGCAGGATTAACTGATTGGAATTACTTGACAACATATTCGCTTGGTGACGTTGTGAAGTATAATGGTCGCATTTATCTGTCATTGGCAAACTCAAATACGGGGAACTTGTTACCGGTTAGTAATTTTACTTCTCCTAGTTCTTGGTGGTGGATTACTGATACAATAGGGTACAATAAGCCATTTATTAGGGTTAATAATTTTATTATTAATGTTCCTACTGCACTGTACTATTCAACAGCACCACAAACACCAAATTTAGAGCCATCAATAAGAACGTTTTTAACCAACATTGTTCCATCTGGACTTAATTACATCACATTACCATATTAAAAATATTTCAATGAAAATACTATCAAACGACAACATAACAAATACTGCTCAATTACCTATAAAAAAAGGTACAATAAAATTTTTGCAAGACGCGCATAAAGAGACAGCTAATGCGTTAGCAATGGCAATATTAGGGGGTTCATTTAGTGGCACTACGCCATATGTACTATATGGACTAGTAGACAGTGGAAGCGGGTTAAACCATAATATATCAGAGGGTGCAATATTCTACAACTACGAGATATTTATTGTAGATGCGGCTACATTTACAAGTTCATCAGGCGAAGTTCCGGTGTTAAATTATGCTGTAACCCAATATAGTGTAGATGCTGACCCTGTAACATTCACGGACTTATCTGTTCATAATATTCACAATATTCGTAAATACGAGATAGTGAGTGGAACAAGTGGGGATATTTTATTTAGCGATTTGGAGCGACCTTTACTATCGGCACAAACGGAAAAAGATAGAGCAACGGGTGTTGAAAGTTTACTACAAATATCATTGATAGATATAAGAAGTGCATGGACTGACCAAAATAATAATGCCGATTTAACGGTTACTGGTGGATCAGGGATAAGTAAAACTTGCAAAATGAGATATAAGCAAATGGGTAAAACAATGTTTGTGAGTTTTTGGGCTTCAATAAATAATACTACTGCCCCAACTGGAATATCTTTTCTGATTCCTAATTCAGCGGAATGTGCAACAACATTTATAACATCAACACCATGCGTAGTTATAGATGGGTCAACATTGAAAAATGGATACGCGCAAATTACAAGCGGAGCAAAAACGCAAATTTCAATACTTACTGGTGCGCTAACAGATGGAGCATTAACAGAAGTTTTCGGAACATTCACTTTCGACACACTATAAAAACCTAACCATGAGCAGTTCACAGCAAAGACGTGTAACAGGGTATTTAAAACCTAGAATTATTACCATGTTCAAGACATACGTAAAGGCTAATGAGACAACAGAAAGCGAAGCTATAAATGACATAATGCGACATTTTTTCACAACTGCTCAACCAGCACAAATGAACGTGTGGATTCGTAAGGCACAGGAGAAACAACGAATAGTGACACACTCTAAAAAATAAGGGGATTACTCTACTTACTTTTACTTCATGTTTTATTGCGATAATCCAGAAGTAGAAGAACCTATCATGCTAATCAATCGAGAGATTGGAGGCGATGGTGACCTTTTCAACTTCATAAACGGGGCATTATTCCAAGAGGAACTATTGCAACTCGATAACATGGGCAAAAAACGCATCCAAATTTGGATAAATAGCGTTGGAGGATCTGTTATTGATGGGTATAGCATTGTTTCTGCAATAATGAAATCAAAAACTCCCGTTGATACTTATAACGTAGGTATCGCAGCCTCAACTGCAGGGTGGATTTGGGCAAGTGGCCGTAAGCGGTTTATTAGCGACTACGCTAAAACAATGATGCACCCAGTGCAGAATACCGAAGATTACAAAAGTCAAACGGCTATCATGGATAGTATCATCACTATTCTGCAATCAAAATCTAATAAAACGAAAGATGAAATCAGCGCAATGGTAAACGCGACAACGTGGTTATCTGCTGATGAATGTTTGGCGTGTGGTTTAGCAACTGAAATAGAAACATCGCGCGACATGAATAGAAAGAATTTGCCAAATACTAATGCCATTCTAGCCTACGCAAACACGCTTTTAACTGAAAAATTTAACTCTAAAAATCCAATAAAAATGACAAAGGTAACTAATAAGTTAGGTCTTGTCGATTCAGCAAACGAAGACGCGATTTTGGCTTCTATTGTTGCAATCGAAAACAAAGCGGAAACGGCTATAAAAGAATTAGCACTCGCAAAAAATGAACTTGTTGAAGCTAACGCAAAGGTTGAAGAATTGACTGCGGCCGTTGAAGCAGCAAAAGCAAAAGAAGCTGAGGCGGAAGCAGAAGCAAAAGCCAAAGAAGAAGCAGCAAAACTTGTTGAAATTGAAAATAGCATCAAAGCATTTGTAACGGAAGGCCGCATCAAAGCTGAAAGCGTTAATTCATGGAAAGAAACAGCAAACTCTATCGGACTTGATAAAGTTAAGGCGATGATTTCTGAATTGCCATTGAACAAAGTAGCCGTGAAATTGCCGGTGAATGAACTCAAAGATGGGGAGATGCCAACAACCGCTGTAACACTTATGGCGAAAGTACAGAGCAAGATAAGAGGCACAAAATAATCTTAAACAAAAATTAAAAATAGACAATGAGCTTACAGATTAATGACACAACCTACTCCGGAACATACGCATCGTATTTCTGGCTACCAGCAACCTTCGGGATGGACACAATCCAAAAGGGTTCGGTATATGTAAAAGACGGAATTAAGAAAAAGCATACAATAGACCGTATGGATTTTTCTACACCTCTACAAGAAAGAGCAGCAACACCAACATCAAGCGGTAACTTCACAATAACCGGCAGAGTGTTAAATCCTGCTGATATTATGTTATACACCGAGTTCAACCCTCGTAACTTTGAAGATTCTTTCGTGGCTGAGCAGTTAAGCAAGACATTGCTTGCGCGTGAAGTTCCGGTAACAGTTGAATCGTATATGATGCAGATTGCGCTTAACCGTGCAATGGAGCAAGTGGAAACAATGATTTGGCAGGGTTCAACATCGTACACTGCACCAATCGGTTCTGCCGGTAACGGCCAGCTAAAGTTTTTCGATGGATTTTTGAAGAAAATGGTAACAGATTCGGCTGTTCAAAAGGTCGCTTCTCCAACAACTTTGACAAGCTCAAATATCCTTGCTGCAATGGATTCATTGATTACGCTTACAGCTACAAACAAAAAAGCGTTGTTATCTCGTTCGTCACGTTTTGAGCGTTTGAAATTTTTTGTTTCTGTAAACACAGAGCAATTATACCAAACAGCAGCATTGAACTTGACTTTCAAAGGTCAACAATTCAATAGCGGCCAAGCGTTGCCGTACAAAGGTTATCAGGTTGTGACATTAGCGGGTTTACCAGACAATACAATTTTGTTCTGCGAAGGCTTGGCCGATACTTCTTCTAACCTATACGTAGGTATGAACTCAACAGAAGATAACCAGTTGCAATTGCAAAGATTGCAAAATAACTCTGAGTTGTTCTTCTTGAAAGGGTTGATGAAGTACGATGTTCAGTACGGGTTCTCTGAGGAGGTATTTTTGTACACTACTTTAGTAGCCGCAGATTTTGACGCATAAATAAAATGGGAAAGCCTTAGCGCTGGTTAAGGTTTTTCTTAATTCAAAGATCATAAAACAAAAAAAACAGTATTCAAAAATGAAAAATTTTATCATATCAATTCTTTGCTTGTTTGTTTTAGCAGCCAACGCACAAAGTGTTACACCTAGAACCGGTAATGCTACAAACACAGATAATACATATCGTGTGTTGAACTACAAATTCTATTCAGTAACAGATAGAGCGGACAACGATACAACTATTATAGTACCTAAGCATTATCACACAGAGATTTCTATTCCAAGCCTAACAGACAGCACCAATATTATGGTTTCAAACACTGCAAATTCCTATTATGGTGATGAACTTTGTGTTCGTATTATCAATACATCGACCGGCACTAAAGTAAAATTTATTGGAGGGACATTCGAAGTTGGTAGCGGAACATCCGTGATGACATTAACAGCCTCAAAAAGAGCCAATATAAAATTTGTATTTGATGGCACTAAATGGGTTGAAGTTTCAAGATTAGTACAATAATGACAAATCAAGAAATTGCAAATGCCTGCTTTACAAACTTACCGAACATCAAAGAGTGTTGGGTAACTAAAGACGGACATTATCACTTGCATAGCGCAAATGGTGGCGAGCGTTTCGAAAGAGGTATTGAAGATAAAAAAGAAAAAATATTAGATAAACCACAAAAGAAAAAATAAAATGGCAGGAAATATCACGTTCGTGAACGGTCAGGGTGGTTTAGGAAGACCATTAGCAGGGGAAGACCATATTAGTGGGTTACTATACTATACGGCTACTTTACCAAGTGGCTATTCAAGTTCAAATAGAATTAAAAAATTCTTTAGCGTTGCCGATGCGGAAAGCGCAGGCATTACTAATACGTATTCAGATGCTACGGCTGCTGTTGCTAAGTGGGTTATTTCATCGTATGGCGCAACGGGTGACACAATTACTATTAAAGTAACAGAGCCTAATGGTGTCATTGTCAACTTAGGGACATACACAACAGTAGCAGGAGATTCATCTATTGCGTTATTAGGAGCTAGTATCGCTACATTCATCAATGCTGGAACTGTTATTCACGGTTATTCTGCATCTTTCGCTACCGCTACATTGCTACTTACATTCCCAAAAAAACTAGGGATTTTCCCTAACTCCGGTACACCTTTAGCGATTACCATTGTAGGTACAGTCGCAGGAGCGATTACACAGCCTACCGGATCAGGAAGCACAGTTCAAGGTGTTGCTTCTAAATTAGCAGTTTTCCACTATCACATTAGTGAGTTTTTCAGATTGCAACCAAATGGAGTATTGTATGTCGGGTTCTACACAGTACCATTAAGCACATACACATTCAGCGAGATTACTACAATGCAAAATTATGCAGACGGTAAAATCAGACAAATTGGAGTGTTCTTAAATAGCGAATGCCACGCATATACAAGTGCTGACTTAACGGCTATTAACTCGCAAATTGTGACGTATTGCGATGCAAACCAAAAGCCATTGAGCGCGATTTATGGTGCTGACGTTAGCGGAACTGCTGACCTTTCAACATTAACCGATTTGAACACATTATCTGCAAACAAAGTCAGTGCTGTGTTGGGGCAAGATGGTGCTGGTTTAGGGCAGTATTTGTATGTTACCGTTGGGAAATCAATAACGTGCATAGGCGCTTGTTTGGGTGCAGTATCTTATGGCCAAGTATCAAACTCTATTGAATGGGTTGGTAAATTCAACATTTCAAACGGGACAGAGTGCGATACTCCAGCTTTTGCAAATGGCGATTTAGTGAGTGCTAAAGCTGAAAGTTACGCTACAGCAATAGATAATCTGCGATATATCTTTTTGAAAAAGTATGTAGGCAATGCCGGAACGTATTTTAACGATTCGCACACAGCTATTGTTGCAACTTCTGATTATGCGTATATCGAGAATAACAGAACTATTGACAAGGCAAAACGCGGTATTTATTCAAGTGTGTTACCGGCATTAGGTAGCCCACTCGTATTAAACTCAGACGGCACATTGACCGATACCACTATTGCATATTTCAGTTCACTTGCTGAGTTGAATTTAACACAAATGGTACGCGATGCTGATTTATCTGCATTTGCTGTGACTATCGACCCAACGCAAAACGTTTTAGCAACAAACTTGCTTGTGATTGCTGTTGAATTATTGCCTGTGGGTGTAGCTAGAGCGATTAGAGTAGACATTGGATTCGTACCATCATTAACATAAAAAGAGAAAATAAGACATGGCAATTCCATTAATAAACGGGGTAAACTATTCATGGGCTAACGTAAAACTTGTGCTTTTCGGAGTGCCAGTTATCGGAGTGACTAAAATAGAGTATGGCCGAAAACAAAAAAAGGACAATAACTATGGTTTGGGAGTTGACCCAATATCTAGGGGCTACGGAAATAAAGAATACGATGGCAAAATTACACTTTACCGCGATGAGTGGAATAAGATAATTGCTTCTGCTCCATCCCGCGACCCATTAGACATTGACTTTTTCGATATTCAAGTAGCATTCATTGGGTCTCGTGTAGCACCTACATTAGACGTACTAAGAGCGTGTGAGTTCTTAGAAGACCCTTTTACAGTAAGTCAAGGCGATACGAAGATAATGGTAGAGATACCTATTGTAATCGGGCTTATTGAACACAAATAAAGATGTTCTTCATGGTGTTTTGTTTCAAGAGGGGGGCGTAAAACCTCCCTTTTTTTAAGCAAACACAAAAAAAATATTCCAAAACAAACAAATCAAAATGAAACAAGAAGAAATTGAAGCAAAATCACAAGAATTAAGCGTAAAACACAGTTGCAATGTATTCCCTATTGTATTTAAAGACGCAAATGGAGGGGATGACGTAGTAGGTTACATCAAAGAACCACCTCGTTTTGTAAAAATGCGAGTGATGGATAAAGGACTTACTGCACCGGTAAGCGCAGCAAGTGAAGTAGTAGATGCGTATTTAATTAAAGAAGAATCAGACCCTAGAATTTATAGCGAAGCACCGGAAAACGATGTGTATTACATTGGAGCAACAATGGAAGCGTATAGCCTCGTGAAGATGGCTGTCAATCAGTTTAAAAAAAAATAGTTGACGCTGAAATAACTGATGAAAGCGATAGTCTAAGTCAATGGGGAGCATTAATACAATATCACTTCCATGTAGATGTTGACGAAGTAGACGATGATAAATTCGCTCAATTAGTAGGTAGGCTAGAGTACGCTTTAAAAAAAACCGACCAATGGAAACAGTAAGCCATGAACGATAACAACGTACAATATACACTTTCCCTAAAGGACTTAATGACCTCCAAACTAAATGAGGCAAATATAGCAGCAACGGCATTAGAATCAACAATGGGGATTTTGGGGGCTGCAGCTGGAGCATTTGCAGGTATTGAGTTTTTAAAGGGTAGTGTAGAGGCGTTTAACGAAAGTGAACAAGCGAGTGCGCAATTAGATGCCACATTAAGAAGCACGGCAAATGCAGCTAATCTTAACCGTGAAGCGTTGGATGCACAAGCATTGGCGCTAATGAATACTTCATTATTCGATGATGATGCCATTACGCACACGCAAGGACTTTTAGCAACGTTTGTCAATATAAAGGACACTATCTACATGGATGCCGTTCCTGCTATTACCGATTTAGCTACTAAAATGGGCGGTGATTTGCAAGGCGCAACAATGCAAGTGGGTAAAGCATTAAACGATCCGATTCAAGGGATGGCCGCGCTAAGACGCGTAGGTGTTTCATTTAGTGAAAGTCAGCAGAATGTAATTAAGAAATTACAAGAAACGGGACATTTGGCCGAAGCGCAAAGGCTAATTTTGAAAGAATTAAACAAGGAATTTGGCGGGAGTGCAGCTGCATCGGCAGAAGCGGGTACGGGCCCATATACGGTTTTACAACACCAAATGGGTAATGTTCGTGAAGAAATTGGCGGTATGGTTGTAGCTATTGGCAACTACTTGCTGCCAATGTTTATGGGAATGGTTACAGGCTTGCACGATGTAGTACAAGGACTTAAGGATGGATGGCATTGGGTTAAAGAAAACCAACTAGTATTTAAGACATTGGCAGTTGGTGTTGGCATTGCTACATCTGCATACATAGTTTATTTGGCATATCAGCAAGCAGTTGTTGCTTGGTCAGAATTAATGGTTATGTGGACAAATCGGCAAGTGATTGCTGAAAACGCGCTAACACTGGCTCAATACGCGCTTAACGTAGCAATGACGATGAACCCTGTAGGTATTGTTGTTGCCGCATTGGCTGCACTAGGAGCAGCAATATATTATGCCTACGAAAAGGTAAGCTGGTTTCATGCCGGAATGTGGGCGCTATGGGAAACTGTCAAGACAGTAGGAGGAATGATTGGGCAAGCAATGAAAGGATTGGGCGAGATGATTATGGGAGTGCTAATACCAAATCCAGAAATGGTAAAAAAGGGATGGCAGGATTTAACAAGTGCATTTGAAGATGCCGGTACAAAAATAGGAGAAAGTTGGAATAAAGGATATGCTAATGGAATGGCTGATTTTAACAAGCCCAAAACTGTAAAGGATGGGAAAGTTGCAACAGCCAAAGGGAAACAAGGTATTCCGGGGATGGATGCGATTGCTGAAAAAAAACCCGATAAAGCCAAAGGGACACAGGCAATCACTATCAATATTTCAATAAACAAATTAATTGAATCATTTAAGGTCGAAACAACAAACATTCAAGAATCAACAGCAAAGATTAAAGAATTAGTGGCTAATACTTTATTATCTGCTGTTAATGATGCGAGTATAACAGCAGATATTTAATGGCACAATATATTATACCAAAAAACAACACGGAACTTGCGACAGTAGTTAAATACGCTGGACTTGGCAATGTCCGTATAGTCAATGCGTTGTCTAACCCGTATGTAATACCAAATACTGCACAAAAAGACGAGCCGATTGGCGTAAGTGAATTGGGTACACCGATTTACAGCGACATTACATTTGATGCATGTAGCTATACCGATAACAGTGGGCGCAAAATTGATGTTTCTGAGGTAAATGTTCAGACCGTGTTAATTACAGTAGACCAGCCTGTAAATATTGTAAAAACATCTATTCAAGGGCGAGACGGGACGGTAAAAGAGTATATCGGGAAAGACGATATGCAGGTAACCATTAACGGGATTATAACCGGAAAGAATGGTGTTTATCCGCTTCAAAAAGTGAACGATTTAAAGGCGTGGCTTGATGCTCCTATCAGCAAGGGGCTAACTACATGGTGGCTTGACAACTTAGGAATTAGCAATGTAGTTGTTAGTTCGTTTCAATTTCCGCAAACGGAGGGCGGTTATTCGTATCAAGTTTTTTCGATTTCAGCAATTAGCGATACTCCGGTTGAATTAAAAATTAGCACACAATGAGCAAGACTACTATGATGCGTTGTGTGACTGAGATCAAATTCAAGGCAGACCCGTCATCGCATCGGGACTTACAATTTACCTTCAACTTTGTTAACGAATTTGAATTTTCCGATTCATGGGTTGACCTTACTAATCAAGCAAAAATAACGCTACCAAAAAACATTTATGTTGTTGACAAAAACGGCAATAAATTAAACTTGGGAGGTACAGAGCCAAACAAGTTAATTGATAATTTATTTAGGCGTGGTGATTCCGTTTCTATAAACTATGGGTACTACACTTATGAAAACGGTAACGAGGTGCTAGATATGCCAGAAAAACCAATTTTTGAAGGTTTTATCACATCTGTAGGAAGTAAGCGTCCAATTGTGCTAGAGTGCGAGGATAATATGTGGCTATTAAAACAGATTCCTTGCAAGCCTCAAGTATGGCCGAAAGATAAAAGCGTGGAAGACTTGCTAAAATCTCTATTACAAGGTACAGATTTTACGGTGAATGGACTTACTAAAACAACCGTTGGTGATTTGATTATACAGGATGAAACGGTGGCGCAATTACTTGCACGGTTACAAAAAGATTTTCACTTTGAGGCATATTTCAAGGGGAACGAACTAAGGATTGGCAGTCAAGTGTACATTGAATCGGAGGCAAAAACGTTCACTTTTGAATTTCAAAAGAACATTATTTCGGATGAATTAGTATTCCAACGTAAAGACGATGTGAAACTTAGCGCTATTTGCGAAAGCGTAAACACGGTTGACAATGGCACAAATAAAAAGGGGCAAACAAAAACCAAAGAGGAGCGATTGACGGTGTTAGTCTACTTCGACAAAAACGGTGTAGCGCAATACAAAGAGAAAAAAAAAGGAGAGGATTTACCGGAAAATGTAGAGGGTGAAAGGCGAAAGTTATTTTACCCAAATGTGAAATCAGCAAAAGAATTATTCGAAAAAGGCAAAGCCGAACTAGAGAAATATTACTACACCGGATTTAAGGGAAAGTTCACAACATTCGCAATACCTTATGTTCAAATGGGCGATAATGTGATTATCAAAGATAGGCTAATGCCAGACCGTGACGGTAAATATAAGGTGAAAAGTGTAACCTATACCGGTGGAGTAAATGGACATAGGCAAATTATAGAACTTCATTACAAAATGATATGAGAGACAGAGCGATAAAAACCGCAATACAAAAGATGGCTGGGACATTTAAGGATGATACAGTACAGTTATTTATTGGCACAGTGGAAAGTGTTGATGAAGATAAGGCTATTTGCAGCGTAAAGATTCAGAACGATGTTATTCTCCCCAATGTTAGTTTACAGGCATCTATTTGTGATGGGATTTTAATTACTCCGGTAAAAGATTCGACCGTGTCCGTCTTAACATCGAAATATAACACACCTTTAATCATTCAATACAGTGATATAGATAAATTTGAATTGACGGTAAACTATAGTTCTTTTTTAGTGAAAAATGACGGGAGTTTTCAGTTTAACGATGGAAGTTTTGATGGGCTTGTAAAGGTTGGGGAGTTAGTGAAGAAAATAAATGCGCTTGAAAATCTATTGAATGGATTTATTACGATTTATAATACGCACACGCACACAGCATCTTCCGGTGGAGGCGCAACAACAGTTCCAAGTGCAACTGAAACGCAAAAAATAAACCCAATTACACAACAAAGTGACATCGAAAACGACCTAATAAAACACGGCAAATGAGAAAGGATATAGCTTTTGTGGAAAACGATTTAGTGTTTAGCAGTAACGGGGATTTGATGCACGTTGAAAGTGACGAGCAACACATTGAAGATACGATAAATGCTGATGTGTCGTGGTGGAAAGAAAATCCAATTGACGGAGTGGGTATATTAAAATGGATAGGCGCACCGGGATTGCGGCAAAAATTACAAAAAAAACTGAGAATAGAACTTGAAAGTGACGGATACAGAGTTGCGAATCCAATTGTAAAATTTGAGCCTAATGGCGACTTAACTATAAACCCAAATGCTACAATATAATTGCCAAAATGGACAGAGTTGGTACGATGTATGTTTAAACACATACGGGTCGTTTAACTATTTATCTAAATTAATGAGCGATAATAATGCAGAGTTAAACATACCACCGTTTACTGGGCAAAGTATTTTTTGGGATAAATCGCTAGTTAAAGATAATGGTTTACTATCTCTAATTACGGCAAATGGATATATATATAGCACAAACATTCCTATATCAATCCAATCCTACACAGCCGGTAAATCAACTATTGGATTCGCGTCCGATGGTAGTGACGGATGGGATATTTCTATCGTAGCAAACCCAACTACAGTACAACTTCCAAATTCAGAAACAATAACAGGCGTTAGTGTAGAAGTTTTATTTTGGAATGGAGGAAGTGAAAGTTCTTTATATTCAAATACATACACAACAGACCAAGTTTTAAATACTGGTGCTAATGGTGCAGGTATGTACGAGGTCTTATTGACTTACAATGTAAGCGATGGAAGTCAGTTTCAAATTTTCGCATTGATAGTTGTAAATGCAACAAATACAATACTTGCTTACTATAAAATGCTAGGTGTCGCAGTAAGCAATGTTAATGGACTTAATATTGATGTAGATGCTGATATTTCACAAAGCGGTACTTTATCAATTGATTGGATAGCAACTGATGGAATCGCATCTACAATGGTAGGAAGCGGTGACACAGATACTTTAACATTATTTCCTACAACCTCAGGCGTTGGGCAGATGGTAACGCTAGACAGTAACTTTAGCGACTATCCAAATGCTGAATACTTCTCAGGATTTTCGGTATCAATTAATTAAAAAATAAAAAACAATGAAAAAATATTTTTTAACTCAAGAATTTAATGATGGCGTTCTAGTGTCAACAACACTTACAACACCTAAGGTTTCAGTAAATGAAATCACATTCACGCCAACAGGCGAAACAGCCGGAACATTCAATTTAGATATTGAACATTCGGACTTGCCAATGTTCGACAAGTTGCAGGGCCAAGTAAAAATTGATGGAGAATGGATTGATTCGCCAACTATGTCAGCATTTGACAAGTCAATATCGCATATACACGAAGAAAGTGATATTGATGCTGGCACTTACACGTTCAGGCTTAAATCGCTTGCAACAGGCGTTGTGAGTAATGAACTTGAGGTGCTAGTTAATTTTAATTAGCTGAGCAAAAGCGTATATGTTGGCACACGTCCTAAAAAGAAACCAAGACCTAATCAATAGGTTTTGTCCGTTAATAGGTAAGTTGATGATAACTTCAGCTTACCTATTTAATACGGCTTTTAGATTGTATATTCCTAGTGATGGATGCGAGCCAACAAGGCTAGAAAATATTGAATCGCAATCGTTCTTTATTCCATTATCAATAGGCATTATGGTGTGTTCATTTCAGAAAATAGACACGGTTTTTGAGTTTGTATTCTTTGAGTTTTCAATTTACACAGTAATAAAGGAAATACTAGGAACGGGGGCAGATATTGATTTATGGGAGATATTTTTTTGGATAATTGCCCTACTATTCACATGGCATAAATTTAAAAAGTGACAGGCATTGAAGTGGTAAAGGTTATTTATTTGGCGTTGAAATTTGGGAGTTTCCCAATTATCGCATTATTGTACGGATATAATTTCAAGCAGTACGAATATTTCTTCAACCAACACATTGACACAGTATTGATGTTGATGGTTGGTAGCGGTGTAGTTCTTGCAGATTCATTGCTTGACTTTGCAAACACAGTTACTTTACAATCTTCTATTTACGCAATTATGTATGGAATTATAGTTGTCGCTGTTAAGTCACTTTTAGGGGTTATATTCAGCGCAATAGGAGCGTGGTTCGTGCGCATAGTTTCCCCTTATTTTATTAAACGTAGTGAGCCATTAAAGAGGTGGATAAAAAAAACATTCAAATGACAGTAGGCAAATTAGCATATTGGATTCTATGGGAATTGCTAATGACTTTAAGCAATAAGCAATCGGTATTTTCTTCTAAAAAGATTGAGCGCATATTCTCGTTTGGCTCATTCCTTATTATATCCAATACATACTATTGGCTAAGAGTGAGCAATAAAATAACCAATGAAACGCTATCTGTTGAAGAAGTTTCAATGATTTCTGCACTACTTCTTGGGCATGGCATTTATTCAATGATTATGAATGCTAAAGACAAAAAAATAGAACAAGTTAAACCTGATAATAATGGAGGCGAAAACGCTTAACATAATAGGAGATAGAGCAACAACTGTTGGCAATACATGGGCTGGGTTTGAATTTAGTGTTCAATTCAACATTAATGGAACACCAACCGATGTAGTGGATGATATTACTGATGTGAATATGCAGATTAGGGAAACTCACAATTCACCAATTGCATTAAAACGGCTTAGCCTTTCATCGGGCATATCAATAGTTAGTACAACATCGCCAAAAAGGATAAAAATAGACCCTTTTGTCGTTGACATAAAAGACGGCAATTATGTATATGACATCCTAATAACATTCTCAAATGGCGATAAAAAAACTTATTTAAAAGGTCAATTTAAAGTTAATCCAACAGTAACAAGATGACAGTAGAGTTGACAGTGTATTTTTTGGGCGATAATGTTGTATTAAACACAACAACAGTAGTTGAAGAAGTAGCTATTACAATATATGACGGGTATTTTAGTGATTCCGGAAGTGGTGCGGTTGACAGCGTTAACGGAAAAACGGGAACAGTTGTATTGAATGCTTCTGATATAGCAGAAACATCTACATTAAAGTGGCTTACATCAACACTAAAAACAGCTTACGATGGAGCGCTAACTTCAATTTCAGATATTTATACGCAGTTAACCGGGAAAGCGGATAAGTCAATAGTTAAATGCATAGTAGGAAGTTTTAATACAAATGCATCGATAACAGGCGTAACTACAGAGCAATTATTAGGCACAATTGCCATTACGGGAAATACGTATGCTTCGAATGGTAATATGCAGATGGAGGGTTTACTGACTAAGTTAGGAACAGCAGGATCGGTTACGTTTAGAATTCGAGTATCTACAGACCAAGTACCAGCAACAATATCCAGTGCAACATTAGTAGCAACATTTGGCGGTAATTATGCAAACTTGTGGTTTCCGTTTAGGCGTTATAATATTCATATTGATTCTGATACGTCAATGATTTGCCACACACCATCATCGTCTATCGCAGACGACATTACAGCGCTTACTTCAGTATCTTCATTAGCAGTGAACCAGACTGTTCAACAATATTATCATATAACAGGACAGCTAACGAGTGCTGCCGATGTAGTTACTTTGAAAAAATTTATAATTTATAAGTGATGCCAATAATTATTGATGAAAACGGTAGGAGAGAGGTAAGTCAGGAAGAATATGACGCTTGGTTTGAAGCCAAGAAATCTGAAATTGAGGCGAGCGAGCCTAGTAACGAAGAAAACCAAGACAATGGATAATATATCAAGCCACATTACTTATTCGGAGGCTATATTCAGCCAAAATGCTATTGACAATAAGATTGACAATACGCCAACAGCAGAGCATTTAGAGGCTATGAAGTACGTTGCCGAGAACATATTTGAAAGAGTGCGGGCGCACTTTGGGAAGCCTATTCGAATAAATTCGTTTTACAGAGGCTCAAAGGTTAATGCAATAACTCCAAATGCATCAAAAACATCTCAGCATAGCAGAGGCGAAGCCATAGATGTAAATGGAGTGCCATACGGCATTAAAAACAGCGAAATATTCCATTACATAAAAGACAATTTGGACTTTGACCAACTTATTTGGGAGTTTGGAGATAGCAAAGAGCCTCAATGGGTTCATTTTTCACTATCCATGAAAGGGAACAAACGTCAAGTCATCAAAGCCATAAAAGAAGCCAACGGCAAAACCACTTACAAACCTTACCGATGAAACCAATATACAGAGATTTACTCGTTTTACTTATCGTATCGCTACTAAGCGGAACTATTGGATGGGTAATAAAGCCATGTCCGGCTTGTATTGGGGCTACGGTTGTTGAGGTGCATGATTCGATTGCTCCGGCAAAAGATACGGGCATTATAGCCATCAATTCGCAGCCAAAGTTGAAAGAAACACATAAATATTCCCCGGATGCCTCTCGTAAGAACGGCACATTTGCCGGTGATTTTCGAAAAACTAAAGCGGTTGAAGTAGATACATTTACAAGATTGTTCCAAAATGGAACAATCTGCCTAGACACCAACATTTTCACAGTCGATACTCAAGCAGTTGATAATTTCAAGGCTCGCGCTACGGCCACTGTTACCAATAATCAAATTATAAGTTTACTTATTGAGTATCAGAATTTCAAGCCAGAAAAATGGAAAGTGCTATCTAAGACAGTAACCGTTGAAAAAAAGCAAGCATTAATAAAGGTGTTCCCTGAACTATATGCCAGGGCAACATTCAATGCTGTAACTGCAACAGGTGGAGGGGCTGGTGGTGGCGCTTCATTTGTTGTGAAGGATAAGCACTTGATTGGATTGGATGCAGGTGCAAATTTTGGTATCGGACAGCCGATTACTGGTGAAGTGATGCTTAGGTATGGAGTGAAATTGCAAATAAAAAATTAGTATCAATGTATAACGAACTTTCTAATTTTATTAATAAATCGCATGAGCGGAGGTTCAATGATAGTGTTATGCGTATGATAATTATAGAGATAAAATTGAAGTCCGGTGAGTTTAATGAAGAAATGATATTGCCTAGGTACTTTAATAAGCCAACTGTGTATAATGGAGAAGTTTATGAAAGAAGTGTTGCAATAAAGGATTATATGCCTAAAAAAGCAATTGTGCAAGCAAAAGCACTTGTGAAGAAAGGCAGTAGTTTGCAGCTATCAAAATCGCAAATTGCTGATTGGATAGTTGAAGAAACTAGCATCAATAAGGGAAGTGTTGCTGCGCTTTGGGAATAAAATTCATTTGAAATAATCATAAACTCGGTTTGGTTTTGGTTAGGGGTCGGCATAAATGTCGGCTCTTTTTTATTGCGTAAAAAACAGTGAGATAATTAGAACTCATTGAGATAACTCAACCTTCTCAATGAAAAAGGTTAAGATGGTTAAGGTATGGTTAAGATTTCTGAATGAACTGAAATTATAAATATCTATATTTTCAATTTGCGTAATTTTCCAACATATTGAGAAAAATTTATCAGTCAAGTAACTACACCCAAATTTTTAACAAAAAAATAGTTACATAAATATTTTGTAATTAAAAAACCAATACTACATTTGCATTACAATAATACGAAAGCTATAAAATAGAAATATGAAAAAATTAATCCCTAAAGCAACATTAGCAAGATACAGCAAGTTAATTATTGAGGCAAACAATCTCAATAACTGCTATAAAGAATCGGGAGTTCACTATGCCACAATCAAAAAAATCATTAAAACTGGATTTGCAAGTCAAGCGCACATAGCCAAGCTAAACGCTTATTGTGATGAAGTTGAGAGTGTAACTGTATAAACAAACATTAAAAAACAACTTCAAAAAAGCCGCATGACCCCACAACACGAACTAATGTACGAAACGCTAAGCGTAGTAAAACAACTCGGTTTGAATAAGAACCGTTGGAGCGAGTTTAAGCTGGCAATGGATATAGCTGTATTGAATAACTTAGCAAAACCAACGAGATGAGACGTGAAGATGAAAAAGCAATTACCCTTTTATTCATTGGGCTTATTGTGCTAATGATTTTAATGGCAGTAATGGTAAGTATTTATTAAACAAAACAGCCGTGCAAGTCACAACTCAGGCACGGCTATAAAAAACACTGTATGGCAAAAATAGAAAAAAACACAGAAATCCAAAGGATTGAAAACAGTTGCGAACTGTTGGTTAAGCACCTAAGAGAAGTTTTAGGGGATAATGCAAATGTTGAAATATATGTAACTGGCGTTGACCGTTACACAATGGAAGCAATTGCAAAAGAGGTAACAGACGATGAGGGCGACTTAATTAAGGTCGAATCAATGGAAAACATATTTAGCGAAAAAGTTCATTATATACGGCCACACTTCAATGGGAATGGATATGAACTACCTCAAATTTCTCAGTAATGGAAACCAACTACGAAGTAAATCTAAACGGGTTTAGCTACGATGTAGACTTCGAAATTACAGCGGACGGGGTGAATATTCTAGGTGCTATTGAACCATTCGAAGATGGTAGTCACCGAGAAACTACACAAGCTGAAAAACTAGCCATCAAATGGGAATTAGACGAGAAGTTTAAATACGAAATCGAAGAGGAACAAGCACAAGCACCGTTCGACAAATTCTGCGAGAAAGCAGATAATTTCAGAGAAAGTAAATATTAAATCACAATAAACAAAAATCACAATGTCAGAAGTATTAACACCAGCAATCGCTGTGAACCCGAAAGAGTTCGGAATAGAAGAAAACAAAGCATTAGAGCTTATTTCAAATCTACCTCAGATTATTGAGGAACGTATCGCATTGGAAACACAATATGCAGAAATCGTAAAAATGGATATTGAAGATGCTAACACAGCAAAGGTAGCAACCGAACTGAGAAAGCTAATCAAAAACAACCGTACCAAAGGAATCGAAGTATGGCACAAAAACGCAAAAGACTACTTTTTGAAAGGCGGTCAATTCGTTGACGCTATTAAAAGACAGCAAATTTCCATCAACGAGCGAATGGAAGAAAACCTTGAAAAAATCGAAAAGTATGCTGAACGCAAAAAAGCAGAACGCAAAAAGCAATTAGCTGACGAGCGTTTGACTGAACTAAACAAATTTGAGTTCCAATTATCAGCAGGTATAGACTTGGGTAGTATAGACGAGGCAATGTATCAAAATATTCTTGCGGGTTGCAAATCAACATACGAAGCTAAAATCGAAGCCGAACGCATTGCAGAAGAAGAAAGACTTGAGGGTTTACGCCTAGATAAAATCGCAAACGAAAGACGTATTGAAATTGCACCATACGCTCAATTCGTTACCGAAAACAACGACTTGCGTACAATGTCCGATACTGACTATCAAAACTTACTTGTATCGCTTAAAACTGCAAAATCGGAATACGAAAAAGAACAAGAAGCAATCCGCTTGGAAAACGAGCGACTAAAAGCCGAACGTGAAGAAGCAGAGCGTAAACTCAAAGAGGCAAACGATAAAGCCGAAGCTGAGCGCAAAAAAGCAGAAGCAGAAGCCAATGAAAAACTTGAGCAAGAACGTGTTGAAAAGCAACGTTTAGCCGATGAACTTGCGGAGAAAGAACGAAAAGAACAAGAAGAAAAAGAACGTGCCGAAGCACTTGCAGAACTTGAACTTTCAAAAGGTGACGCTGATAAGTTTAACGACCTAATCAAAGACTTGGAGCAACTGCGCACCAAATACACATTCAAGTCTAAAAAGTACAAAAATGCTTATAAAGACTGCGTTACGATAATCGACAAAACCGTGAATCACTTAATATCAAAAAAATAAACAATGGCAAC